GTAAAGCGCTCATAGATTATCAAAAGATAATAGAGCGCGAATTCTCCCAAGGGTTTTTCTTGGTAAAGGATTTACCTCCGATGAGGATTACTTCTGATAGGATTCTTAACCCGTTTTTAACAGGTCAAGCCCTAAAGGAATTTAACCTTCTACTCTGTGCCTCTATAAACATTTTGAATGTAATAGAGGTCCCTCCCGTGGCCGTTATAGCCGCCGGGGAGAGAGGGTTAAAAACTCGAGTACCCACTAAGTCTATATTGCCTATTACTGTAATAGGGGGGATGGTGCGTTCTATGGTTGACCCGCTGTTATTAGCGGACCCCAGGATCGCACCATCCCTGTCCAATAAAAATCCCCAGGCGGTTAAATTAACCACTCCGGGGTTTTATAGGAGTTTAGACTTAACTACGGCAACTGATAATCATTCGTTTGAACTTGGTCAGGCGGTCTATGATGAGATTTTTTCAAATCTCCCACCGACACATCCGGCCAAGTTTTTAAAGAAGTATTTTCCGTTGCTTTTTGGTCCAAAACGTCTGTTTACACCTGCAGAGGTGCCAGACTTCCCCTTCCATATGGAAGAGGTAGATTACGTTTTGGATCGAGACCCGGTGATGTTTCCCGTTGATGAGCGGCCTTATTTACCCTCCTATTCTAGGAAGGATAAATATAAGGCCACTTATCATGGGTTTGTCCCGGGCGGGCTTCTACAGTCGATAGACCTTAATGAGCCCATTAGACCCCTTTTTAAACCTGTTTACAAACAGGGAACACCTACTAGGGTGGATTATGTTCTTGCGGTGGAGGACTTTTATAGAAAAGCCTCCATGCCCGTTGGGAACATATCGAAAAGGGGACAAATGATGGGTGATCCCACCTCGTGGCCGAACCTTCCTTTGGTAAATTTATTTACCTGGGAATGTTCGGCCCCTGGTAGGGCGGCAGAAATCCGAACTACTGGTGACGACGCACTCGCACGGCCTTCCTTTAAACAGTCTCGCGACTGGTCAAGGAATCTTGCCAAGCTCGGCGCTGTTATATCAGCACGTAAGGATTTCTACCATCCCGTATGGTCCATCTATACAGAAGTCCCATTTAAGGATGGTAAGGTCTTTCCCATACTCCCCTTAGCCCCTTTAGTCTCCCCATCTGGGGGGACTAAAGGTGAGTCTAATTGGTATAACTGTGCTTCTTCTATTGAAGGCGCAGTTAGACGTTGGGGATATGACGGACCTATACCATTTCACATCACTCGCCATTATAATATTATAAAGGCTGCTCGTGCCGCGGGAATACCTATTTCTTTTCCGCCGAATTACGGCGGTTTAGGTATCCCCGACACGAGCAAGAGGAGGTGGACACGACTTGAGGAGGCCCAATGGGCTCACCTCGTATCAGGTCTTTCTCCTCTTGCCCCAAGAGATTTAACCTTGGTGAGTGTACCCAGCTATACGCCCTCTCTTAAAGAGATTTTACATAAGCTGGTTATTGGTCCTCTAAGGGAAAGGCCTCCATCGCATTTATTAAATAGTGCGATAGCGTCTTATGACGCTGCCTTTTCCTTATTGGACGATGACAAGATCGGGAAATTATTGACTACTCCGGTGCCCGTGTTTAACACAGACCCTGAGTTTATCCCTATAATACAAAATTATATTCAGGGATTACAATGTGAGTCAATGTACCGACACTTGCCTTTAGGCGCAGATTTGCCAATACCCTGCTCCGTTCGGATGGATTATCCGATCCTGGAATTCTTCCCAGGAGTCGTTCCTCCATCCATAATGAACGGGGCTGGTGCATATTGGCTTTTCAACGCGCCTTCAATACTTCACCCGTTGGAGGTCGTCTCGGGCACTTCTCGTCTTAATATGACGGGCTATGCCTGGGACGACTTTTTTGACGCCCCTTATAGGTCTTCCACCTTTACTTATGAGGAATTTGTCATGAGGATTTTTAAAATCCCTACGGCAATTACCTTATTTTTAAATGGGAAGTCTATACAGGAGCGAATTAAAACTCCAAAGGTCCATGCTGTTGCAAGTAAATTCTTGTACAAGCTACGGAAGGTTAAGAGTAATTTCTTAAAACCTGTGAAGTCTCCGACAGCATTAATAATGCTGAAAGAAAATGAACGCCCTACCTATCGTAGTCCGTACCCAATTAGTTGTGCCATACTAGGCACACTAGGAGAGACTGATTACGAAGAAGAACTTTTGGGAGTCGATAATTTCGACCCCACAGGTTCAGGTAGGGTGTTTTCTGGCCTTGCATAAGGTCAGTAGTCACGAG